GTCCCAGCACCAAGTCTAACCAGACAGCTGAAAAGTTCTGTGTTTGCAGAATGGACTTATCGAACCTCATCTTTGGGGCTCTGCAAGCCAATCCAGACATAGTGACACCTCACGCCGTCTCGTACGCTAACAATGCTAGTGCCAATTCTTTCACCATCGATGAGATAATCTCACCACCCACCCTGGAGATCCTCAAGTCCGAAATGAAGGATATTCCAGTCATATACACCGCCAAGAAACCAGTCAATGGTGGTGATCACCCTGCAGCGGCAGCTATGCGCTCAGTCATCCGACAGATGGCCGACCGTGCTACTTCTGCTTTCTCTTCATCGTCTTTTCTGCACGTCGGAGCTACTTTTAGAGAGTTCCAGAAGTACAAGGACGACAAAAACCATCATTTCGCCGTTCACGGCTCTGAGGCTAAGGACGAAGGCAGGAACGCGCTTTTCGTCAACTTGCTGAAGGAACGCCTTTACATGGCTTTCACCAGGGCAGAAATGTTGGCCGGTCATGCGGCACGCGACACCCAGATGTCCGAAGCCGCCCGTTTAAATAAGTCCGCTTTGGCCGAGTGGCAATTCAAAGGGGGAGAGAAACTGGCGAGGGGAGAGATGTTGACCGACGATTACTACAGAGTGGAGAAGCAGTTGAAGGAGAGGATGGATCAGCACAGAGAGCAGGTGCGAAAATTCAAGAGGCATGTACAGGCCCAACAGAAGTCCCTTGGCGGAGGAGGAGCCGGGGGAAAAACAGATTTTGGAAAAAACACGACTGCCAAGAAGTTCATGGAACGAGTCAAGTCGTTCGAGATAGGCGACCTCTCCGACATGGAGGTTTTCACCAAGGCCTTCGACGACGTTATGGGTCTGAATGGTAGGCTTTTCTCGACCAGTGCTTTCTATACAGGGCACGCCATGCGCAGCAACAGCGGTCTTAGTTTCGATGTATTGCTTTTAGAGGACGTTGGTTACGATTTTTCGGACATTGACTGGCTTGAGTATTTCTTTCAGACCAACGCTTCAACGGCTTTTGTGACTGGTATTTTCCCGTTGGAGCTTCTACACGATCATTTAGTCCCCTCGAGGGCATATACCTTTGAAAACCTTATTGGCGGTAACGCCAGACTGTCTTTTCCGAACGCTTTTTCGCACTCCTACCAACATGACAAGAACAACTGGGCCAGGATCATCTCCAAGCCTTTCATTCGCGGTGGTATGGCCTACGACTTCGACATTCACATGGAAACAAAGAGTCGAGTGGGTCCTTACGCCCTGGTAGAGATGCACAAGGTCCCGAAAGGTTTGGTGCAATCTTACATCTCGGAGGTTCCCCACCACAGACGCACGGTTTCAGTACTCCGCCCCAGTTCTCTCCAATACACAACTCTCAAGGGCAAGAAAGTCGTGGACTACACTAGGGCAAAGAGGTTCGATTTCCCGGAAGACCAGTTTGACAAACTCATCTCCTTTTTCTTGACGTTGGACATCAAGAGTCAGTCCCTGACCAATATGCTTTCTTACACCAGGAGGGCTTTTGAAGGGATATCTTTGGTGAAAGGTGTCGAGGCCATGCGCTGGGCGGATTTCGATCAAGACTTGATCCCGGACCTTTGCGGTGCGGCTTTGATGTATTGCGTGGTTCAATTGCGCGATCAACTTGCTGCCATCGAAAATTTTGAGTCTGGTGAGAAAATTCTCGAGAGTCGAATGGCTCCCATCCCAGGATTTGTCCGGTCATTGTTTGGTCCTTTTGCTTTGGCGGCCGAGTATATGTTCACACCCGTGTCTGCCGAGCGTCTGTACGATTTCTTGATCATCCGTCGTTCTTGGAGGAGAGATTTGTCCGACCTGAGCCCTTCCTTGCCCTACCGGTTCGGTTACACTCCTAAGGCCATACGCAGCATTTTCCTGGACGCCGATATGTTCTCCGAGGCTGCTACACCGTGTCCGGTTTGCAAGACTTTATCCGGCAAATTGGGTAAACAGAAAGTGTGCTGCCAATTCAGGGTCAAGAGCTCTTATGATGTTTCCTTTTCTGAAGACGAGTGTCTACGCCTGAAGGTCGATTTGCTCGGGCAATCCAATACGGCTTCTGGTGGTCTTTTCGAGGCTCTTACGGAGGCCGCCAAGAGCATGCTGATCGCGGACCACCAACAACAGGTGCGCGTCGAGTACATTCGCGGAGGTCCTGGGGTCGGAAAAAGCTACCTGATTAGAGCGTTGTATCCCGGAATGGACATTGCCACTATCGCGGTTCCTTTGATAGAGTTGTTGGTCGATTATCCCCGTACTGAGGTCAAGACTCCCCACAAATTCATGAAGGCCGGATCGAAGAAAATCCTATTCGTCGACGAGTTTTCCATCTTTGACGGGCGGATCCTCAGGTACATGATCGCAAGATACAAGGTCGACATCGTGTACGTAGTCGGAGACACAGCTCAGAACAGGATACTCCCCGAACACGGCGAATACATTGGTTCCATCTTCGATCTCGATTCGGTCTCGCGGCACTCTCTTCATGTCAACTTTCGTACCGATAGCAGGTACATCGTGTCCAGACTCAACAAGGAGGTCCCCGATTACAACATGATCACGTCCGCTAGTATCGACAGATTGCCGATCATCAAAGATATTGGCGAGCTGGCTAATGATCCTACGCCCGACGGTGATGTGATGACCATCCGTTTCTCAGACAACGCCGAGGAATTCTGCCCAGGAGCAAAGAGTGTATCTTCGGTCCAAGGGAAAACCTGCGAGGTAGCCAGGTTGATCTTGAGTAAGTACGACAAGGCTCTGTCTAGCGCTTCGGGACAATTCGTTGTGTCTATATCGAGACAGAAGAAAGATCTGATCATATATGCGGACATCAAGGAGACCAAAGACTGGGATTTCTGGAAAAAGTTGGGATATCACGCTGCAGAGGCTCTCGAGAACGACGGTACTGCCGTCCGATACACTATGGAACCCACACCTCTGGCGCTAGCTTTTATGGACGAACCCCAAATGGTCCCCAACAACGTCGAGCTCTCTGAGGATTTGAGACAGGTAAGGAAAGTGTGGTCCCAAGCCGTGTGTGGAGATATTGTGGACAGGTTGCCGAATGATTTTGTGGCTGAAAATTATCACTATATACGTTCTTTTGTGACTGACGATGAAATTGGTTGTTCTTTGGACGATTGTCTCTTATCTATTGACTCTGCTACGGACATTAAGACTGTTTTCGAAAAATTAAAACCCTTTGGAATAACGGCTTCGGATGACTCCCCAGAAAATTACAAATATATCTATGATCTCAGTAACGATTCTTGGACTACACACGAAAACTACATTTTGCGCGGTTACGAAGACATTAATTATGACGATGAAAATCTTTTTGGACAGACTATTCCCAAGTGTTTCCTCAGGGCTTTGAGAGCCCTAGGAGCCAAGCGGTCCACACTCTTTGCAGCTTCGAAACTTTGTAACATTTCTCCCGAAGGTGTCTCGCTGGAGCGAGCTACTACCTTCATGTTGGAACATGCGGATGAGCACATTTCTTTGTGGTACACGGAGGGCAAATACACCCATTCTGCCATCAACACGCCTGCCTGTACTCGTGCTCTCGAGTTGGAAAACGGTCATTGGCAGCCCAAGAAAACTCGTAAGGTCATGCTCGTTGGTGGAAGCGAGAGGCATCTCAAGGACGACGTCTCGGCCATCAAACATGCGCTCAAAGTTGGTGCCAAAGTGTCTTCTGCCGCTATTTCGTTGCTGGCGAAGACCCCTCTCTATTATGAGAAGATGGCCACACTGACTGACGCACTGCTCGCCAAGCCAAAGACTGGAGCCGGTAGGGTTCTGAAGGCCGCATACGACATCTCGGTTGTTCAGACCGCCATTTTGGCCAAGAACCTTTACGATTCGGTGACTTCGGCAGCTGTACAACCCAACGCCAACGTTTTGGATTTTGATTTCGACACAAATAGATTCACTCTTTTGCTCGCGGCCGGCCAAGGCCTGACTGTTGATATTGTAGAAAATTTTCCCCCCAAGGCTTTCTCCGTCGAGGCTGAGATACGCCGACTGCATCTTCCCACCATCGCAATTTATGATCGCCCATTGGTGGTCACTCATCAGATGTCCCTACAGCACAATATATCTGTAGAAGAGTTGGGTCAGATTCCATCCGACTCTTATCTCAATGGTAAGGAACATCTACCGATATCCTATGAGACCAAGTCGTTCTCCACTCTCAACGAGAGGGCGGCTAGTTTCTTCTCAACCATGTCTGCCACGAACGGTAGACTCAATCCCAACATCCTCGCCCCTCCCATGAAGAAGAACCGCATACGTCAGGAGGAGGCCCCCAAAATGGCAGTATCCATAGGTGAAGGTTTGCATTACAGCGCAGCAAATCAAGCGCAGACCATCGCCACTGTCGTGAAGAGGTATCTGCAATCGAGTCGTTATACACCATCCGTCACTGGACGTCTAAAAGCGAAACAGGTCGCCAGAAAGGCCGCAGCTATGGTGTTGCAACCGGGAGTCCGTTTGGACGAGGACACCCAGGAAGCAATTTTCCGTAGACACGCCATGGACGCCAGGAAGAGGAACTACGAGGGACGTATGTTGGCAAGTGGCGAGCATGCGGAAAGCCGAGTAGACTTCTCGATGAAAGACATTTTTAAACCCTTCAAAGACAAGATCAATTTGGACAAAGTTGGTCAAGGAATTTCTGCTAGTTCCCCGTTCGTCAATTTCGCCTTTGGCGGTGGATTCCGAGTGATGACTGCTTGCTTGCAGTACGCTCTCAAGGAGAATGTGGTCCTCGACAATGGATACACTGAGATGGAGTTCGCCGACATTGTGTCGGAACAATTATCTACCCTGCCCGGACGTCCCGACACTTGCGTCCTGGATGTGGAAGCCATGGATTCGACCCAGAATTGGTTCACCATG